GACTCGTACAGGAAAAGTGTTAGTCGTTGCAGACGTGTCATCAGCAGATACACGAGATACACCATTAATAGTGTCTCCTGCAGTTTGCGTGATTTGCAAGTTTGCGCCTATATCAGTTATTGCCAAAGAACTGATAACTACACCAGAAGATGTAATCGCAATCTTGAACAATACATTTGGGTCATCAACAATGAATGCTACTGCATCCGTTGCTACTTGACTTGCAGGCCAATAGTTTTGAAACCGTGGCCCCATTGAAGCGTCCGTAAAAGAACACCCTATAAATATTCCGTTAGGAGTGCAAGCTGTGGTTCCTGTATCTTTTTCTACAGTACCGCCACCAACGCCTTTAACGATATCACCCTGAAATATGGTAGTTCCATATTCAGACGCAATACCTTTCTGGGTAAAACCCCCATTAAAAGCGCGTTCGCCTACTAATCCTATCGGGACTAGGCCGTAAGGCCCGTCAACGGTTGGATATGCCATTTTAAGCTCCTTTGCTTATAAACAGAAAAATTAACGCGCCGCTACCCTTTGCCAAAAGTTGTTTTTGATTTGCGATCATTAAACAATGGCATTCTAGGATCTTGGTCGCGCATAAAGTTATTATCGACAGATTCCATTACTTGCCCAGTTTTTTGGGAGTAATATTCATCTCTCTGTTTAGTAAGCTCCTCGTCAGTTTTGCAGAGAAGTAGCCCACCTATTTCTATAGAATCCTCAAATTGACTGTTCTGGTCGGTCATTGCAAAAGCCTCTGGGTGTTCTGATGCTTTTACAGGCTCCCAACCTTCTCTAAATTTAGCGGATACATTCTTAGCATCAGGCACTCCCATAGTGCTGGTGCGAACAAAGCGATAGGAATAACCTTCCTCTTTGTCTATTTCAGGCAGTATCTCAGGCGCTTTCCATTGTTTTGGTCGCTCCTGCGTAGCGCGGGTTTCTACATCCCGCTTAGTTCGATTCAATCGACCTTTTGGTTTTGTATCTTCCATTACGCTATACCTCTTAATTTATTTTTTTCATTAGCAAAGTCTTCAAGTGTTACTCCTAGACGATGCGCCAGTCTAACTTCAGAATCATTTAGCACTACTTGCTTTGATTTGGTAGTACGCTTCGCAGAAGACACAACAGTTTTTGCTTTCGCTGCAGTACGGGGTGACGTATCTGCTTCTGTTGACCCTTCATCAAACTCTTCAGGAAATCTTAACCGCATTTCTTTGTCAATGCTACTATAATATTCATCTGAATCTGCATTGGGATCAATACCTTGCGATACCAGCTCCTCGTGCATACCAAATGCAAAACTTGTCATCTTCCTATTATTGCCCCACCAAGACTTATTTTTGTCTTGCCAAGCTAACGCTTTATAGTCAACTTGTTGTTGCTGTTCTGGTTGATGTGGTTGGATACTCCAATCTTGATTTTCTTCAACCTCTGTGTATTGAGGCTCATAATTTTCTGCTGCATGTAGCCTAGATTGTGCGGATACCATTTTAGCTTGAGCTTGAGCAACTTGCTCAGACTCCCCAGCGTCAAATGCTTCTTTATACATTTTTGTAGCAAGTTGTAACTCGTGTTCTGCAGAAGACTTGCTGTTTTCCATTAAGGCTTCTTCGCCTTTATTAAGGTCAGCTCTATACTTTTTGTTTTCTTCTTGTTGTTGTTTAGCGTAAGCAACTGCTGCGTCACGTTCGCGTTGAGCTTCTTCTTTAGCTCTACGCTCGTCATGCCACACTTTTTTAAGTTGTTTGGCTTTTTCTACAGAATATTCTTCAAGCTCGTCTTTTTCGAGACTATCCACAATTTCTTCTGGCATAGGCTCTCGATCACGGTCTTCTTCGGGGGTATCGTTTTCTATAACGATTTCAAGCTCTTCTTCTACAATGTTACCTTCGTCTTCTAATGCTGTTTGTGGCATTACATTATCCTCTTAATTACAGTTATTGTCTTTGTATCCCTCGTGGGTCATCAACCACAGCTTCTACAGAGTCGTCGTTAATAAGACGAAATGCTTTACCGTGGATGTTTATTTTAGTCCCTGTGTGGGGTCTAATTAATACAAAATCTCCTTTCTTGCAGTACGGGCCGCTAGGAAATTTATCAATGTCTTTATAACAATCTGGGCCTAACTCAACCACAAATAACACTGTTGCTAGTATTTCTTCTGTTTTAATAGTCTCAGTTGTTTTAATGATGCCGTTGTCAAACGTATCATCTATATCAGGTACTGCACATAAAACGCGGTAGCCTTGCGGCGCAGGAAGTTGGGTCGCTGTTGCAGGGGTTTCTTTATCTATAGGTTCGACATTACTCATTAATCATCCTCAAATCTTGATTCTAGTTCTGTAATATACGCTGATATAGCTCGCAGGGCGCTAATGTTGCCACATACATAGTTATATTCAGCATGGTCTTTTATACTACCACTACTTAGTTTACCAAGTAAAAGGTCTTGTTTACTATTTATTTCTTTATGTACTACTTCAAATAGATTCATTGATTAGACGGCTCATTATTGTTACCCGCCATGTTTCCTATTTTAGCGCCTTCAACCATACGTTTAAGATTTAACTCAGCTTCGTCTTTAACGCCAGAAGTAATAAGTTTATGCAACGCCTGTTTATCGTTTGATTCTAATTTAGCACCTTCGACAATACGTTTAAGATTTATTTCAGCTTCGTCTTTAACACCCATAGCAACAAGTTTAGCTGTCTCTAACTGTAGTTCAGCTTGAGCAATTTGGTTGTCTGCCTCATCTTTAGCGGCTTTACGTTGTAGTTCACCTTGTTTAAGCTGCATTTCTTGTTGTTGCATTTGTACAATCGGGTCTTGCGCTTGTTGTTGCGCTTGTTCTTGCTGTGCTTCAGCTTGATTTTTTTGTAATAACTGGTCAGAAGCATCGGCTAACAACCGAGATAATTGCGCTTCAATTTCTGGCGGCAGTTGTTCATCTTGCGGCGGCAACGGTGTGCCTAACTGTTCTTCAATTTGAATCCTATAACCTAAAGCTAAATGGTCTGCTATATGTGTTTGTAGCGCTGCAGCGAACTTCTCTGCATTAGGGTTGTTCGCCATTAGTTTTTGCACGATTGGATCTTGCATTGCGTTCATGTGAACTTTGATATGAGACTCATGATCTTGGTATAGAAACGCTTTAGCGGGTTTATTAGAAATAATGTCCATATTCTCAGAAACTGGGTCTTTAGGTTTTTGATCTTCTTCTGTAGGCACGAGCTTATCGACATTTTGTACTCCTATGGTTTGCAGCATCTGTTTATGTAGCTGTGGAAGGTCATACAGTTCTGGTGACGTTTGTGCTAATTGTAGTACCGTTTGGTATTGCACCACTTTCTGCGCCATTGTAGAAGTATTGGGGTTAGACACAGGCACAATCTCTACCATGTCGTAGTCTGATTGTTTCACAGATTTATCCCCTTCAGTTGGGTTGTATCCGTAATTAGTTGATGTGTTGTCTTTAATAATCTCTGCAAGTAACTGAAACTCTTGCTTCATAGCTGCGTGTACACGCGCTTGAACCGAAGACATGACTTTTAACGTGCGCTCTAATATCGCAAGCGTTGTACCAACAGGTGCTTGGGTAGACATATCGCTTGCTTTCATATCAGAGATAGAAGCAAAGCGTCGTCCTTCTTCAACAATGTTCTGCATCAGTTGGAAAAGAACCTGACTAGGCTCTTTGTACGGTAATGTCATGATGTTATCTCGGATAGTTCCGCTGGCTACATCGACATCTCTAAATTCTGCAGGAGATATAGGCGTATCGTCGCCTTTAATTCGCATACCTTTAGTTTTAAACCCGCCCGGTAGATTAGATAGTGTGCCTGCGTCAACAAGCTGTCTAATTAAAGATGTGCCTGACTTAGCAAACGACCCTAATAGATGCACTAACCCAAACGCATAGAACCCAAAACCCGGAATGTAGGGGTAATGGATAAAATGTTGGCGTTTGTTCTTAGCCTCGTCGTCTTCCATCCAGTTGCGTCTAATAGCCAATACTTCTTGTGAGGATTTTTCTATAGTTACTACATAAGGTAGAGCAATTCCGGTTTCGTCACCGTCTTCGTCTGTATCTTTAAACCCTTCTAAGTCTAGCTCTACGTGAAACTCTAGTATTTTATAGCGGTCGTCGCTGGTTGCGCTGAACCCCATGTTCTCTGCAATCTTCTGCTCAACGTCGTCAAGTTCATAATCGTCAGGCGACCCTAATTTAACATCTGCATAAAATTCAGCAGCTTGAAGTTTTTTAACTTCGTTCTCAGTTTTACGCATAATATGCGTGACTCGTTCTGCCGAATCTAAACTACTGGCTCCATAAGGAACTACAATATCTTCGGCGGGTACATATATAGATACTGGGCGGTCAACGGCGGGATCATAGTAAACTTTTTTAAACGCATTACCTGATAATCCTAAACCCCATAGCATTCTTTCGTGTTCACCACGATACTCTGGCATTTTATCCGTTATCCAGTGGTTCATATTCTCCGTTATATTAGTAGCCGCTTTTAGATTCTCTGGTGTTTCTTTACCAATAACCTTTGCTTTAACAGGCCCACTAGGAGGCATGGTTTCCATAATTGTTTCGGATTGAAACTTAACTAGTGCTTCAGAAAGTAACGGGTGGTATACGCCACAAGCTCCTTGCCACGGCTCACTACGGTCTTCTATTTTAAGACCCAGTAATTCTATGCCATCAATGTAGATCTGAAGCCAATCTTTCCTAGCATTTAAATCTCCATCAAAATCACTCAATAGTTCAGAAGCTAATTTCTCTAACGTGTCTTCGTCATCAAACTCGTCAACTAAATTAGCGTAAAAATCTTCGCCGTCAGGCAAATCAATTTCTACAGTAACACCACCTTCACCACTTATACCTATTTCAACAACCGTCCCCATATCTTCTTGGGGTTCTTGGTATTCTGATACAGGTCTTCCGTCAGGTAAGACGATCTCTAGTTCTGGTTGATCTGCCATTTACGTTACCTACTCCGTGTTGCTCTGGTTTTACCGCGTTTAGCGATACCGTCTATGCCTTTAACCAAACCACCGCGTTTAAGTTCAAGCGGAATGTCTTTTACCATTGTAGGTTTTGTAAACAAAGGATGGGTTGGCGCTATATAAACACTAGATTTTACTTTAGCCTTTGGTTTTTTCGTTTTGTTTTTGGCTTTTTTATCCATCTGAGCTACCCTTTAACTCGTTTTAGCTTAGTCTTACCGCGTTTAGCAATACCATCAATAGATTTCTTCTTAACTAAACCACCTGTACGCAACAGAAGGCTCCCACTTTTAGGTCTAGGTTTGGTTCCCATACCGTCGTTTACTAAATCTTTTCTGCTGGCTTTTTTTCTAGCCGCCGCAACAGCTTCCCTAGCCTCTTTAGCTTTGTTTTGTTGCGCCAGTCTTCGGGCTACCCTGCTACCAAGAAAAGGTGTTTTTAAAACCGTATTGGATAGTTTTTTGTTAAGCCCAATAGTTTGGCCTTTAGGGTTCCTGACGGCTACGCCCGACCTTCGACCTTTTTCTCCTGATCGTAACGCTTGAAGATACTTCTTGTAGTCTTTGACGTTATTAAACCCTGCTTTTTTAGCAGCAGTTAGTAAACCTCTACCACCTGCTCTTACAATCGCTGCTCCCGGAGCCGCAAGACTTGCTACGGTTACAGCGTTGTCAACGGCCTCCATCTTTTTCTTTTCCGCAGCTTTTCTTTTGGCTTCTGCAGCTACCGCTGCTTTTTGTTTTGCTCGGTCGGCGGCAAGTTTTACAGCAGCTTTGCGCCCAGCGTCACCAGTCAAACCTAACGCTTGTGATTGCGCTTTAGTCATACCACGCTTGTTGTCTTTATTTGCTCTTTCGAGCTTTGTTTTCATCTGCGCGGCAGTTAGGTTACCTGTAGGCTTCTTCTCTACTTTCTTCTCTACTTTCTTCTCTACTTTCTTATCTTTTCCCTTCGCGTTTGCTTTTGCTTCTGCGCGTTTTCTCATTTCGTAATAGTTTTTTTCCGAAAGACTACCGAAACCACCTTTCTTGCCTCTATACCTATCTACCATTGTCTTATCCTTTAATAAT